TCAGGTCTTCCCCGGCGTAGAAGAGGAGGTCCAGCTTCATTTCCGGGCCTCCCGGATCAGGTTGATGGCATCCCACACCTTCTTGCAGATGCAGGGCTCGTACTGGCACGATCCAGCGCAGTCAGCCAGGTCCGTCAGGATGATCTCAGCCTCGGTGAGAGGGTCTTTGTCGCTCATTCCGGATCCTTTGACGGGTTCGGGTCCCAATCGATGGTATATGGGTGCCTGAAGAGCTGATACCCGGCCCCAAAGATGGCATGAAGCACAGCAGAGGCCATGCTCTGGTACTCGGTCTTGTTCGGGACCTCCTCCCAGGGGGTGTCGTTGACCTGGCACGTCTCGCAGTCGTGGTCGTAGAGGGCCTTGGCAATGATCTCGATCATTAGCCCTCCGTGGCGCCAGCAAACGAGCGCTCTTTGAAGTCTCTGATGACCTCTTCGCGGGCCTCCTTGATGATGTCCCGGATAGCCCAAACGACATGCCCCCGGACGATGTCGACATGCTTAGCCTTCATCACTTCGCACTGGACGAAGTTGCGCAGCAGTCGGTCGGCGTGTTCTTCTGGCGTCATGGTATAGATCCCTATCTAAACGCTAAGTATACAACCCAGCCAAAGAGAGACGCGATGGCGGCACCCATGGTCCGGATCAGCTTCCTCTGGTTGGTCGGGGTGTCGGTAAACACCTCATCGTGGATGTTGAGGTAGATGGCGATGGTGAAGAACAGCCCCTGCATGATGAGGGGGATAGCCCAGACATCGAGATGACCGATCATTTGATCGCCTCCGGGTTCAAGCAGAGCTGGGAGCGGTAGGAAAAGACCCCGCCTTTCTCGTCACATTTGGATTTGAGGTTGGCGGCCCAGGCAAACACCACAAAGACGATGACAAGCAGGGCCAGGAAGAATGTGAGGTCTCTCATTTGGCCCCCAATTTGTGCTCTTCGATGAAATCGACCCAGAACACGACCTGCCGGAAGTCTTCTAGAGACATCCCGATGCACTCGGAGTCCCCAAGCCGGATGATAACGTCCTTCTCGTTGGTGATTTCGACTTCGAGCTCGCCAAATTTGGCGGCCATACCCATCAAGAACCGCATCAGTGCTCCTTCGGGGGCTCTTTGCCCTCTTTCTTGGCTGTAAAGGCGTCAAAGTCCTTCAAAAACCGGGCAAATTGGGTTTGTGGACCCTGGATACTGAGCCCATCGAACGTGAAAGTGGCCTTCAGGCCCGGATAGACCTCGTCGAGCAGCCCCTGGACACGGTCCAGGGCTGCTTTCTGGGTGGCCATCATCTCCACCAGAGCTGCGACATCGAACTTCTCAGACACCGAAGCCTCCCCAGGGCCGATCCCCGCCGCTTCCCATGCGCACCAGCATGTGTTCCCGGTCCAAAACCCACCAGTCGCTCTTCACCACCCGGAACTCATCAACCGCCGCCAAAACACGGGACGTGTCCAAGTTTCCGCAGGTGTAGAAATCGAACTGGACCAGGGCCGGATCGACCTCATCCCAGATGTGCATGGCGACATGGCTGGTGGTGATGATGCAGGCGCCGGTCCAGCCGCGGTTTCCAACCATCTCGTGGTACTCGACGATGGGTCCCTTCAGGATTTCCATCCCCTGCTTCTCGATCAGGCGCTTAAACCAGCCCTCGATGAAGGCCCGCTCTCCCTTCCGGGGCGGGTGCTTGACCTCAAACCGGCCGATGAAGTGTTTGTGCATCAAAATCATGCTTGCCCCCAGGCGCTGTTCAGGCTCGTGACTTCCATCTTGAGGCGCCGGATTTCCTGCAAGAGGGGGAGGAGGAGTTCGGAATTGAGCCCCATCTCGAGGGCGAAGCCGTCATCCTTGGGCTGGATCTCGAGCCGGACCTTGTAGTCCTGGAACTCTTCCTCCAGGGAAGCGGCAACCTTGCGGGCTAAGCCTAGCGACATGGTGTGATCGAGCTTGGAGTGGAAATAGTCCCCAATCTCGCTGTAGACCTCGGTAAAGGTGATCAATTCATCCCTCCCTTGGCCTTGGTCATGAAGGACTCGGCCTCATCTTCGGTCTCGAAGTCGGCGGCGATGATGAGATCGCCGTCCTCTAGGACCTGGATAAAGGCGACCTTGGAGCCGGTGACGGCTTCCAGATTGCGGACGGCTTGTCTGAGGGCGTCATGGACCTCAAGCAGCTTGGGATCGGTCACTGGAGCACCTCCGGGACGCGCTCGAAGAAGTTCTGCTCTGGGTTGTCCCGGTAGAGCTGCGAGATGTCGCTGATGTGCTGGAGGAACAGCTTCTTGGACTCCTCGTAGTTGTTGGAGGTGGCCAAAGCCCCGGAGGTCAGCTGGCACAGCACCCAATTCACGGCCGGGATCGGCAGGTTGGCCTCGTCGATCAGCGCACAGATCTTGGTGATCAGCAGCTGGGCGTTCTCGAAATGGTCTTCGGTCTGCTCGTCCATGGTCCCTCCCAATGTGGAAGCTGACGTATACACAATTTGTGGACGTTTGCCAGCCCCCACCCCATTGATCGCAAGAAAATAACCCAGAAGGCATGTCAAGCGTAATTTTGTTGCGCGGTGTGCTTACATCATGTATAATATGGGGCTATGGCAAAGAACACGACCAACTGGCAGCACGACACGAAGGGGACGCGGTCCGATGCTCGGGAGAGTTTTACCCAGGAGCAGGTGGCGGAAGCCCTGACCGCGGCTGGGGGCGTGCAGGCGGACGCAGCGCGGATCCTCGGATGCTCGCGCTCGACGATTAACGGATACGTCCGCCGCTACCCTCACCTCCAAGAATTGCTCATCAACACCCGCGAAGAGACCCTGGATCTCGCGGAGAGCCAGCTTCAGAAGAAGATCAAAGAAGGCAACATGACTGCCATCATCTTCTTCCTCAAAACCCAGGGCAAACAGCGCGGCTACGTAGAGAAGGGCGAGGCTCCCCAGAAACAGGATGAGGGCCAGGACTTCTCAGCGCTCTCAACACAGGAGCTGGAAGCCCTTGGACGCGAGCTCACTGGCTCGCTCGATACCGCCAAGCCTCCGCGCCTCGACTCTTGAAAAGGTCCAGGCGCAGCTGGCGAAGCGCAGTCTGCGCGCCTTCCTCCCCTGGGCTTGGAATTGGATTGAGCCGCGCGAATTTCGCTCAAACTGGCATATCGATGCGATTTGCGACCATCTCGAAGCGGTCAACCGCGGTGAGATCCGTCGCCTTCTGATCAACATCCCGCCCCGGCACGCCAAATCCTTGGTGACGTCGGTGTTTTGGCCTGCCTGGACCTGGATCCAGGATCCCATGAATGGCCTTGACGGGTACATGCTCCCGACCATCGGGAAGGGAGCGCGCTTTCTGTGCGCCTCGTACTCGGACCGACTGTCCTTGCGCGACAGCTTGCGCACCCGCCAGATCGTCCAGAACCCGATCTACCAGCGCAACTTTGGTGTCCGGCTGTCCCCGGACCAGAAATCCAAGTCCCGCTTCGATCTGGTCAAAGGCGGCTACCGCGTCGCGACCTCGACTGGCGGTATGGCGACCGGTGAAGGCGGCGACATCCTGCTCGTCGACGACCCGCACAACGTCAAACAGGCCGAGTCTCCCACCGTGCGCGAAGAAACCGTGCGCTGGTTCGGTGAGGTTCTCCCGACCCGCTTCAACGATCCCCGGAGAGGGGCGATGGTGGTCGTGATGCAGCGCGTGCATGAGCGCGATGTGTCCGGCTACATCCTGGCGGAGGAGCTGGGCTACACCCACCTCTGCCTTCCGGCCGAATACGAACCCCTGCATCCGCACGTCTGGAAGGACGATCCCCGCAAAGAGCTGGGCGAGCTCCTCTGGCCGTCACATATCAGCCGGACGGAAATCGAAGAACTCCGGCGCAGCCTAGGATCCTATGCCTACGCTGGCCAGGTCCAGCAAAGACCGGCCCCGCGTGAAGGCGGCATGTTCAAGCGCCACTGGATCCGGCTCTGTGAGCAGCTTCCATCCAATCGTGTCCGGGTTCGCGCCTGGGACCTCGCCGGGTCGCTGACCGGCTTCGATCCCGACTGGACCGTGGGTCTTTTGATGTCCCGTGATCCGGATGGCTTCATCTTCATCGAGGATGTGCAGCGCTTCCGCGCCACCCCCGGTGAAGTCGAACGCCAGATCAAAGCCACCGCGGCGCTCGACGGCAAGAAGACGACCGTCGTTCTCCCCCAAGATCCCGGCTCAGCCGGGAAGGCACAGGTCTCTTACCTGACCCGCGCTCTGCAAGGCTATCGCGTCAAATGCAATCGCGTCTCCGGTGACAAGGAAACACGCGCCGGTCCCTTCGCCTCTCAGTGCGAGCACGGCAACGTCATGATGCTGCGCGCCCCGTGGAATGAAGAAGTCCTGGGCGAGCTCTGCACATTCCCGAACGGACGCCACGACGACATCGTCGATGCCGCCTCCGACGCTTTCAATGAACTTGCGGAAGCCCGCTGCGGCGCTGGCTCCCTTCCCATGGTGTGGTAAATGGCCATCGATCCCTCCAAAGTCGCCTCCGATCTTTCGGCAATGACCGAAGACTGGCTCCTGCTGCGCTCCATCATGGGCGGCACCAAGGAGATGCGGGCGCAGGCGGAAACCTATCTCCCCAAGTATGACGGGGAAAGCGACACCACCTACGACAACCGTTTGAAGCGGTCGGTGTTGACAAACTATCTCGAGGACGCGGTGCGCAACGCCGTGTCGCTGCCGTTCCGCAAGGACATCATGGTGGGCGAGAACGTCCCGGATGACCTCAAGGAGCTGTTCAAGAACGTCGACCTGATGGGTAATGACCTGACCCAGTTCGGGCGTCTGACCACCGATGATGGCGGCCTAATGGGCCTGGCCTTCATCCTTGTCGACTTCTCCAAGAACGACACCGATGGCACCCTGAAAGCAGAGGGCGAAGCCGCTCTGCGTCCCTACTGGACGCTGATCAAGGCCGACGACGCTCTTGCCTGTTACACGGAAATCGTTGGCGACCGCGAGAAGGTCTACCACTTCCGTTACAAGGAGACGATCACTCGCCTCGACGAAGAGTACGTCGAGACCACGGTGGAGCGCGTCCGCGTCTACAAGCCCGGAGAATGGGAAATCTGGGAGAAGGACAAGGGCGAGTGGAAGATGACCGAGTCTGGTCCCATGACCATCACCGATGAGGTGCCGGTCGTGCCCGTGATCTGCGGCAAGCGCATGAACGGCTTCCAGGTTCGCCCGCTGTTTATCGACCTGGCCTACAAGCAGGTCGAGCACTGGCAGTCGGCCTCCGACCAGCGCAACATCCTCTCCTTTGCCCGCTTCCCGATGCTGGCCTGCTCAGGCGCCGGGACGACGATGCAGGACGCCGAAATCACGGTCGGCCCGTCGCGCGTGCTCACCACCGAGCAATCGGATGGCAAGTGGTACTACGTCGAGCCCAAGGGCGACGCCATTGAAGCCGGACGCAAAGACCTCCAGGAACTGAAGGAGGAGATGCGGATCCTCGGCCTCCAGCCGGTTGTGGGTCAGTATCAGAACGTCACCGCCACCTCGCGCGCCCTCGACGAAACCCGCGTCTACTCCGCGGTTCAGGTCCTGGCCATGAACCTGGAAGACGCCCTGATCCGCGCCGCCGACTTCACCGAGCGCTGGCTGAACCGCGAGCCGACTCCCGATAAGGAGATCAAGGTCAACCGCGACTTCAACCTGTCGATCCGAGACACGGCGGAAGTCGACTCGCTGATCCGCTCACGCATCACGGGCGAAATCTCACGCCGCACCTTCTGGGAAGAGCTCCAGCGCCGTGGAACGCTGGCGCCGGACTTCGATCCCGATGAGGAACAGGCCCAGCTCGACTACGAGTTCGCCAACGGTCAGATCCCCTTCACCGTCTCGGCCGAACTCCCAACCGTCGAACTCACCCAGTCCGAGAAGAACGCCAACAAGGGCATGGACATCACCAACACCTTCTCGGAGATCAACAACGCCCGCAACAAGGCGGCCAAGAAGGGCCGGACCAATATGACCGCGGCTGAGGCGCCTTCGACGTCCAAGAGCGCCAACACTTCGCTGCTGGCGACCAAAGTGGCGAACACCCCAGGATGATGTGGCCATTCATTATCGGGCTCACCGTCTTCATCTGGGGCGCCATTGACCTCTACTGCTACCTGACGCCGGGACAGACGACCCTGTCCCGGAAGGTGGTGGCCTGGACCAGACGCTGGCCCCTGCTCCCATTTATACTTGGACTTGCTGTCGGAATACTGGCCGGACACTTCTGGCCCATCAGTCTTGCGCAATAATATTGCTTGACTCAGGGAGTCATTTGATATATTATTACTAGGCTGGCACAAGTATAGCCAAGTCTTCGCGCCAGACATCTGCATCGGTGTGGTGTAATCCGGTAGCATTGCTGGCTCCAACCCAGCAGGTGTTGGTTCAAATCCAGCCGCCCTTGCCAACTTGGCCCAGCGAGGGGCGTTGTCCCCTCCAGCGCCTCTCGCCCATTCAAAAAAATATTCGTCAGAGCGCCAGCCAGACCGATGGGTTTGGCGGCGCTTTTGGCGCTTGGAGAACACGCTTATGACAGCGTTCACGAACTATGCCGAAAACTTGGTCATGACCTGGCTGTTTACCGGCTCTGCCGCGACCCGGCCTACGGCCTGGTATGTGGCCCTACACACCGCCGACCCGACGGAAGTCGGCAATGTCGGCGAACTGTCCGGTAACGGCTATGCCCGCCAGTCCTCGACCTGGACCATTGCGTCCAACGAAGCCTCGAACACCGGCACCCTGACCTTCGGCCCCAACACCGGCTCCAACTGGGGCACGGTTTCTCATGTGTCGGTTTGGGATGCTGTTTCGACCGGCAACTGCCTCGCCAAGGGCGCTCTTTCGTCATCCGTGGTGATCAACGTAGGTGACAGCTTGACCATCGCAGCTGGCGCCTTGGATATCACGTTAGATTAACACTATTTGTCTACGAATTGACGCATGCGGCTGGTATAATTAAGGGGTGAGGATGACACCGTTTGAATTCATCTTCGGCCCCTCCGCCACGCAGGAACGTCTCGAAGACGTCAACAACAAGCTGGATGCGCTGATGCTGCGTCTGGCACATCTGGAGAACTCCATGTCTTATGCACTCGAAGTATTGACCGCCAAGGTCAAGGAACAGGGCGACGTCGTGTCGTCCGCCGTGGTCCTCATCAAGGGCCTCCGGGAACAGCTCGCCTCGGCTGTGGCTCAGGCCGCCAGCTCGGGCGCCGATGTCTCGGCTCTCGAAGCCCTCGCCTCGGAACTCGACGGCTATGGCGATAACCTCGCCGCCGCTGTGGCCGCCAACACGGTGGCTGAGACTCCGGTCGAAGCCCCTGTCGAAGCTCCGGTGGAAGCACCAGTTGAAGCTCCCGTCGAAGAAGCTCCGGTTGAGGCTCCCGTTGAGCCCGCTCCGGAAGCCCCGGCTGAAGAGCCCCAGGCTTAAAGATCCACCCGCACGGCTTGCCGTGAGGAAAGGGGAGCCCAACCTCGGTTGACTCCCCTGCATCCCTATGCCGTCGAGCTGGCGACGGTGTTGGCATGCAGGAGGAAGCCATGAAGCTCATGTCTCGACTGCGCCGGAAATTCTGGATGAGCGCGCTGCGCCGCATGCGCTGGCGCAAGCGCTATTTAGCGCCACCGAACCAGTAAGGTGATCTAGATGCCGATCTCAAAAACTGTTCTGACGGCATCTGGCAATTCAAGCCCTGGTCTGACGGTCACAACGGCAACATTCACCCCTGCCGACAACAGCCTTCTTGTGCTTGTTGTGTCGCGTCAGGTTTCCGCCTCTGGCGATTGGAATAGCCTGTCGGTTTCAGGCGGTGGCCTGACATGGACTGAGCGCGTCGTCAGTGGTCGCGGCAATGACTCAGACACGCGTGTCACCATCTTCACAGCCCCGGTGACCACTGGGGCGTCGATGTCCGTGACCCTGACGTACGCATCAACACCGTATAACTGCGCCTGGACTGTTTACGGGGTCACTGGCCATAATGTGGCCGATCCGATTGGCGCAACGGCGAGCGACTCTGCTGGTAATCGCGTTGGGGGAGGCTCGTACTCCCTGAGCATGTCGGCTACCCCCGCCGCGACCAGTCTCGTCATTGCTGGCGCCGCCACCGACGAAGACTCCGGTGATAACCTCACCTACGGCACTGGATGGACAGCTGATAACGCGCTTTTTTACGACACCTGGTTGGCGCACGAACATCAAAGCAAGATTGGCGCTACAGCAGTTCAGTACGATCTGATTTACTGTAGCTTTTCCTATGCTGTTG